CCGCCTTGGCCGCCGGGATGATCATTTCTCCCTTGTGGACCTGCGCGGTGAGGTCCTGCGGGATCTCCCAGGCGCCCGAGGCGTACCAGTGGGGGTTGCGCTTCTGCCACAGCTCCCACGCCTTGGACGGCTTGCCGTAGTCCGGCCGGCCAGCGATGTAGTCCAGGCCCCACTCGATCTGAGTGGCCGGGTTCGTCTTCCAATCCCTGCCCTTGGAGGCGTACTTGCTCGCAGGCAGCGCCTGGGCAATGCCATAGGCACCTGAACTGTGATTTGTGGCCTTCTCGTTCCAGTTGGACTCGTGGTCCCACAGCTCGTAGAGAGCGTTCCACTCCTTGCCGGTCCAGCCGCGCCTGGCCGCGAGCTTCTGGCCGAGTGCGGCGTTGCCCTTCGGGTTCGAGGGGGCGCTGGAGACGGTGGTGGCGCTGTCGGCGTTGGTCGATGTGCCAGTGCCGCTGGTCTGGGGGCCCATGGTGTAGGCCCCGCCGCCGGACAGTGCAGCGGCGATGGCGTCGACTTCCTCCTGGCTGGCGCTGCTGCCCGCGCCGCCGTACCAGCCGGAGTTGCCGGACCCGTCGGCGTCGGTCTGCTTGGTGTCGGTGTTGTAGTCCGCCACGGCGCCCACGGAGCTGGCGACCCGACGCACGGCCTTGATCTCGCCGAGGCTGTAGGAGCGGACGCGTACGTCCAAGCCCGTGTGCGGTGCCTCGACGAGCTTGCCGTTGCCGATCGCCATCATCACGTGGCCGGGCTCGGGGAAGAGGAGGTCTCCGGGCTGGATGTGCTGCTTGTCGACATCGACGCCGACCTTCATCTGCTGCCCAGACGTACGGGGCAGGTTAATGCCGGCCGAGCGAAAGGCCCACTGCATCAGGCCCGAGCAGTCGAAGCCCTTCCCTTCCTGCTCCCCGCCCCAGACGTAGGGGACGCCGACCTGGGTGAGGGCAGACGCAATGGCCTTGCCGGCGTTGCCATTGGCGACATGACCCGCGGTGGCGCGGGAGGTCTTGTCGTGGCCGCCGGAAGACGAGGAGGACGAGGAGCTTGCGGCACCACCGAAGATGCCGGAGGGAAGCAGGCTCTTGCCGAAGTTCCAGATGCTCTTGATCTGGCTGACCGGCTCCTTGGTGGCCGAGGCCCACGCACCTGAAGCGCCGACGATCTGCTTGATGCCCGGCAGTTCGAGGAAGCTGTTGATCGCGCCCTCGAATTTTTGGACGGCGTGGGTGGCTGTTTCCAGGTTGTGGGCGAAGGAGTCGCCCTTGTTGGCGTCGTGATGTCGTTCCTGGGATTCAAAGGTCTTGCGTGTCTGGCCCAGGCTTTCCGAGACGCCGTACTTGCTCAGCTTGCTGCGGGCCGAGTCACCCTTGCTGCCGGTCTGTGACGCGTCGGCAATGAGCTTATCGGCCGCGGCGGAGGACATGTGGGAGTTCTGGAGCAGGGTGTTCCTGCCCCTCATGTACTCCTTGAGGTTGTCGACCGTGTCGGCATCCCAGCCGGATGCCTGTCCGAGCTGGTCGACGTTGTAGTCGAGCACCTGGCCGGACGCGGTGGCCGACGCGAACTTCTTGGACGAGATGGACTTCGACCCGAAGGTGCGGGACATGATGTTGTCGGCGAGCGAGCCGATGCCGGCCGCTTTACCGCCCGAGCCGATGGTGCGGCCGTAGCCGAGTCGCTGGGCAGCGAGCGATGCCTGCGGGTTGTAGAGGCTGCTGTAGAGCTTGGCGCCGGTCTCGGCATCCAAGCCGGCGACGTAGGAAGCACCGAAGGCGTTGCCGCGCGCAGCGGTCTGCGCCGATGTGCCGTAGGTCAGGCCGAAGTTCTTGTCCAGCAGGAAGTTCGCGTTCGAGGCGTCCTCGGTGGACTTGGCGACGACCATGCCGTAGCTGTGGTCGCGGATCGCGTTCTTCCAGCCCCACTTGTCGTACGCGGACGGCGCACCACCGGAGGCGATCGAGGCCCAGTTGGTGTACCGGTCCATCTCCTCCATCTGCGGCGTCATGCGGTCGCCGTACTTCACCGCCTGCTGGTAGACGGTGTTGAACGCTCCCTTGCCGAGGGTGGGGGCAGGACTGTTGTTTGTGGAGTTGCCCGCCTCGTCCGACGGAGCGGTCGCGGAGAAGCCTTGCGGCGGAGGCAGGGTGTAGTTGCGCTGCTGCTGGCCTAGGTTGAGGACCGCGCTGTTGCGCGTGGCGTACACACCGCCGCCGCTGACTCGGGCGCTGGAGAGACCTGCGGCCCGGTTGTAGGACCACATCCGCTGGCCGATGCGCAGGCCGTACGTCGGGGTGTTGGCAATGTCCTGCTGGCGTATCGCCGTGTCGAAAAGGCCGCCGTAATAGGCGTCGGCATTCGTCTGCCGGGCCTGCGCTACACGAGCAGGTGTGACACGCGAGAGGAGGCTGGGGTTGATCCCAGGATTACGGGCCTGCTGCCGAGATTGCCGCGCCGCCGCGCGAGCCTGAGCAGCGGCCTGGGAGGCAGCCATGTTCTGCTGGTACTGCTGGCTTGCCTGCGACCCGTAGGTGGCCGCAAATCCCTGCTGAGCGTCGAGCCCCTGCTGCTGCACCATCTGTTGGCGATCGGCATGCGCCTGCGCAGACTGCTGCCGCATCTGGGCCTGCATCTTCGCCCGCTGCTGTCGGCCAGTTTCCCGAGCCTGAGCTGCCGCCATCGACGCGGACAGGTGCTGCGAGAGGCCGTTGTCTTGCGGACCCCAGGTCTGTGCGGCGGCCATCGCCTGCTGGCTGAACGCCTCCTGTCGCGAGACCCGCGCGGCCGACAGGCTCCGGTTGGCTTCCGTCTGCGCCTGGTACCGAGTTGCGAGACGCTCCGCGATAGGCCCGCTGTACACCCGTCCGGTCGTCGGGTGTGTGAAGGTACCGCCGGCCTGAGTGACGGTGTTGGCCGGCGGGTGGGAGATCGGGGCCGGGTTGATGCGGGTGGTCTGGTTCGCCGCGGGAAACGCCTGCGTGGGCATACCCCGGAAGGCAGACCCCCGCGTGGCCGAGTTGACCGCGCCCTGGAGAGCGCGGTTCAGTGCGGCGATGTTCGTGCCGAGCTTGTCGATGTCCCTCTCGACCTTGTCGGCCGCGCGCTGCATGCCGTTGGTGCCGAGGAGGCGGCCTCCGAAGTTGGGCTCTGCCCGGTTGATCTCGTTGTCTTCAGCCACTGGAAGCCGCCGCCTCCCTTCTTTCCTTGACCCAGACGGCCAGGTCACGCCAGTACTCGCGCTCCTGGACCGTCAGTTGCTTGATCTCGCTGAGCTGCCACTCGGGGTGGGAGTAGGCGAGGGTGGTGTAGTCAGCCCGTGCAGCTCGGGCGTCAGAAATCGCGAAAGATGTCCGCCACCGAGAGCGGCAGCGGAACCTCGCCTCCGCACGCCTCGTGCTCGATCGACACCTCCAGCAGCCGGGGGCCGGGCTGGGTTGCGGCGAGTTGCTTGAGGATGGTGCGGATGTCGCCCATACCGAGGGACTTGGCCAGGTCCGCACTGCCGGCCGTCACGTTGCCCTGGGCGCCTCGAACCTCCACGAGGCATCGCCCCAGCAGGAAGGTGTTGCGCTCGGCGTCGGTTGCCTTGGGGATCGCGAGCATGGCTGCCTGGTCGGCGCCGGTCGGGTAGCGCACGATCGCGCAGCCGCCCTTGCGCATCGGGATCGTCAGCCGGCTGGACGTCACCGTCTGGGGCTGGATGTCGCCGAGCGAAATGGTTGCCGCGAAGTCCTCACCACAGTGGGGGCAGAGGATCTCGGAGAACTCCATCTCGTCGCCGAAGGTGACTCGGCGGATGCCGATGACCAGGGCGTCGCGGTCGCCGAGCAGGAGCTGCGGGAGAACGTCGGAGGTGGCCGGTACGTCGCCGATCCGGACGGTGCCCAGCTCCAGGAGAGTCTCCAGCAGACGCAGTGGGTTGGACCGCACACGGTCCAGAGCCTCCTGGTCCGCGCCGGTCAGCTCCCGGACTTCGGCCTCGGTAATGACGCGGTCCTCGCGGGCCAGGCCGGCAGGGAGGGTGATCAGACAGTCGGCGGGTGCCGGGATGGCCGGCGGCTCCCCGGCGGAGTCGGTGATGAGGGACTGGATGGCGGCGGTCGCGCTCTCGGTGTCTCCGAGGACGTCGACCTGCCGGCCACCAGCGGGGGAATCGAAGGTCCAGTCGTACTGCATTTCAGACATGAGTAATTTCCTTGTTCCGGGGTTACTTGATAACCGCGTACGAGTTCGGGCCGTACGAGTCGGCCACCTTGAAGTCCCAGCCCTCATGCGCGAACGTGAGCTGGGAAACGGCGAAGGTGTTGCTTCCGGCGTCGAGATCGCCGAATGCCACCGAGGTCGGCCAGGCGTTGTAGAGGCGCCATACCGCCTTTACGGCGGCCTTGCTCTTCGTGACCGGGTGGTCGATGAGCATAATGTCGATCGTGGCCCGGAATTCGCTGCCCGTGTCGCTGCCAGAGCCGTTGCCCTGCATGACGTCGAAGAGCTGGTACATCCAGTTCACGAGGTTCTGGTCGCCTGGCATCATTCCCTTGGAAAGGGTGACGGGGCTGAAGTCGCTCTGACCAGGCATTTTCTGAGTTGTCGTGTTCATGCCTCCAGCCCTGTATGCGATGACGTCGGTCGTCACCGAAAGGCCGGACACAGACATGAACCCCAGCTTCGGATAAGCCTGCGAGAGCTTTCCGACCTGGCTGATCTGGACGTGGAACTTGAAACTGCGAAGTGGGTCCGTCTGTCGCGTGGCCAGGCTCTGGCTCTGCGAAACGGTCTTGAGGGTGGAGGCCATTCACTACTCCCGTAGCACGAAGTGCGCCGGGTGGTGCGCCATATAAACCGCGAATGGGATATCGATGGAATTACGGCGGGGCAGGAACGTAATTCCTGCCCCGATTCCTTATGCGGACTCGGTGACCGTCGCACCGCCGTCGTACTGGCTGATGTGGATCGCGATGTACTCGGCCGGCCGTGCCACCGCAATGCCCACGTCGATGTGAACCTCACCGTTGTCCACCGTGCTGGTGGTGTTGTTGGTGTCGTCGCAGATCACCTGGAACGCGGTGTCCGGGGTCGCGCTGGCGAACTGGCCCGCCTGCGCCTGCGTGGTGAGCTGCTGGGTGAGGGTGGCCGCGATCGAGTGCCACAGGTCCGGGGTGTTGGGCGCGAAGACGGCCGAGCGCGTGAGGTCGACGAGGATCTTGCGCGTGTACGTCAGCAGCCGGCGAACGGCGACGTAGCGGTCGGGGTAGCCGGACTTGAGGGTCCTGGCGCCCATGATGCAGATGCCGCTCTGGGGGATCTGTCGGATGACGTTGATACCCCAGGCGTTGAGGTTGTCGAGCTGGGCGTTGGTGAAGCGCAGCTCGGTGGAGTAGACCCCGCTGAGCCGGCTCAGGGTGCCGGCGGCCGACTGGTGCGGTCCATAGAGGGTGTCGGTCTGGGCAATCTTGCCCAGGACCGCCCCTCCGGGCGGGAGGATGCGGGTGGCGCCGGATGCGACCGAGGCCGGGTCCGCGCTCACCAGCCACGGCCCGTAGACGGCTACGTACGAGCTGGACGTCAGGGGTGGCGGGCTGGTGCTGGAGTTCGCCGCGGGCGAGAGCTTGGCGTAGTTGGTGACAGCCGTGGGAGCGTCCAGCGATGCTGTCTGCGGCGCGTCGACCACCAGGAAGCCGTAACCGTAGTCCTCGACCCAACTGATGATGTTGTTGAGGACCGCGGTGTCGGTCACTCCCGGCAGGTTGATGTTGACGATCTCGCCGGTTGCTTCGAGCTGCTTGGTCGCGGCGACCAGGTCGGGCGAGGCGCTGCCGTCGATGCCGCCCGTCAGAGGCGTACCGGTCTGGAGGGCGGGGGTGAGCGCGGCGGACCAGGCGTCGGTGGCGACGTAGTCGGCCTTGACGAACGCGCTGCCGGTGACCGGGGAGTTGAGCATCGCGACCAGGTTCCGGCTGTCGGCCGGGTCGAGGCTGACGTCGTTGTACCGGTCGGCGATGTACGCGTCCGTGGTGCCGCCGACCTTGACGGCCATGTTGAAGCGGCCAGCGCCCGTGTTGGCGTTGGAAATGTCGACGTAGATCTGGTTGCCGAAGGCGCCGGCGGCTCGGGCGGTGAGAGTCAGCAGTGCCTCGGGGGTGGTCTGCCTGTCGTTCAGGGTGACGTGGGAGGCGACCGAGTCGGCCGGGACGGCGCGGCAGACGTATGCCTTGCCGCCGCCGTTGGCGAAGTAGCTGTAGACCGCGTAGGGCAGGAGGTTGGTGCCGTTGCCCCAGCCGCCGTAGACGAGGTTGAACTGCGACCAGGAGGTGATCAGCGTGGGGACGGCCGGACCGAAGTTGTGGGCGCCGATGAACGCGGCGATGGCCTCGCCGGGGCTCGTGGTGACGGGGTTCGATATTGCATCCAGCGTCTCGTCCACGTAGATGCCGGGGCGCAGGAAAGTCGCCATAGAGAAAGCTCCTTCAGGGCCTACTGGCCGAGGGGATGAGTGGTGATTTCGACCGTCTGGACGGGCTTGATTTCGGCGATCTCGTCGAGGAGTTCAGCGCTCACGTGCAGCAGGTAGTCGACCTGCCACAGGCGCTTTCCCTGGGAGTCGCGGCCCTCGTTGAATTCGGGTCCGCCTGCGACTTCGAGACGCCTTACGGTTCCGTCCTGCGGAACTTCCAGGTAGGCCCAGCGCGGGTGGAGATAGTCCCTGGCGGAGAGCATTTGCGCGATGTTCGCCGCGTGCCGCTGCTTTCGCGTGTAGACGGTGACCTGGTACTCGAACATGTACGGGATGGGATCCGTCGCCAAGTAAAACTTGGTGTCGTCGTATCCCTCTGGGGTGTACCCGAGTTCGACGGTGCCGCGGTGCTCCCGATCGTGGTCGGGCTCTACGCGGGTGCGCTCGATGACGATGAGCGGGAAGGTCG